NAAGAAACACACTCCCGCCCTATCTGATTTGTCTAATTCACTGTCGCTCGGCTGATTCGGTCTGGTCTGTGGTCTGATTCGCAAGACCCCCCGTACCGACCCTTTGGTTTTTGTGTTGGGGGAAGTTGACCCCCCTTCCTACTCAAAACCCCCACCCCATTTTCGGTGTTAGATAATCACTTAATACTCAGAACAGCCCCAGATCAGCGTATAGCGATAATAGGATCCCTCTCAAGGAGAATATAACAGAAAAAATAATATTTTTCAGCCAAAATGTTGCTGAGGGGGCTAATTTTGCCGGTATAGTGGAAGGATATATAAGCCGCTCGGTGTACCCGGGTGCATGACGGCCTTGTCTTACAGGTATATCGCTCCTTTTAGGCGGGAAACCCACCCTCATGGGCCAACTGCCTTTTGAATTACGACTGTTGACTACATCCAGAGAGGGGAATTGTAGTATTTATATTGGTAAGCAGCCCAGGTACAGTAGTAACTTGTCGATAATCGGCTCCCTGGGCCATGCTTACCCCGGAGTAACAGAATGATCAGATGTGCATCGACTGGATTGGTCTGTGATGGAATATGCAGGGACCAACATCTGTATCGTAAACGCAAATGTGATTGCCCATCCAAACAACACGAAAAAGGCTGTTGGGCAGAACGATGTCCGGCTGCCTATGAACCCCACGTTAGGAAGGAATAGATATGGCACATGCAGAGAAATGCCCGATATGTGATGGAAGTGGTAGATCAGAGACTACGCGGACTGAAACAGGTACTCTTGTACGCCAATCACAACCTTGTTATGGTTGTAACGGCAAAGGATGGGTTGAAGTAGGCGATACAATCCCGGTTCCCACGATTCCAGTTCCAATCCCAGAACCGATGCCGTATCCACCTTATCGTGAATGGCCTCGTATTACATGGTGGGCACGTTATCATAGTAGTGAGGTAAGGCTATGAACCGACAACAAATAGCAAAACTATATGACGAGTTTCCCCCGGAACAACAAGACATGCCTCGTGAACAGTTCATCAAAAAGATGAGTGGTCTGTTGGACCCGACCAGGATGGCTCGACAAGTTGATGCGATGGTTCAACGCAAGCGTTGGGGAAATAGAAACAAGGCAGAGATTGATCGAGCGTTGAAAGGTGGTCCTCAGTGATGCCAGTCCGTACAGCTACGTTTAATGGTGAACGATATACAGTTGAACAGGTCACTGAGTTGGCCGGTATCTGTGATATAGATGCTAAAAATTTGGTTATACTTAGGGGTGATAGCATTAATGCTCTTGGCTCTGCTTTAGAAGAGGGATTGCATGCACTTGGTATTCCAGATCGATATTTACATAAACCTAATAATAAAGTACCAATAGGTAAAAGTTTAAGTAAAGTTGATGATTTAGCTCGATTTTTGTGGCGATTGGGCTACAGAAGAGTAAAGGAGAAAAAATAATGCCAGTAGGCGAAGTTTATTTAAGTGACAATAGCGGCAACCGTGTTCCACCAGATCCCAGTATGGCCAACCCAGTGGCAGGTTCAGGCGTACAGTTAGATGCTGGTAAGGATGTTGCTGGTACTAAGACAGTAGTAGGTGGGCAATCATATATAGTTTCTACCACTGGTGATCGTGCTGGTAGGTGGTTGTTTAGCATCACTGGTGCCTGTACTACTATTGGGAATGTTGAATGGATATGTGCTCAGGGTGAGAAAATTATTATCAAGATACCACAAGGCACAGTTACGCTTCATTACTTGCAGAAAGATAAAAGTGGTTATGGCTATCTGAACACACTTGACCCGGAGAATTGAGATGAAGAAATGGATTCTACGAATAGGATTGATGTCTGTGATTTTCTTATCTGCGGCAGGTTTCCTGAATAGGAAAACTGATCTATATAAGAACATGATAAATGCTTCAGTGATGATATATAATGATTATGGTTTCGGATCTGGTGTGTTTATGGCTGATAATGTTGTATTAACTGCTGCTCACGTTTTGGAACAACCAGATCTTACCATAGAACTCATTGACGGGACTACATTAAAAGTTAATGATTTTTACATTGACGACAAAGAAGATGTCGGTTTTATTTTTATAGAAGCTGATGAACTTTGTATAGTTAAAGTATCAGCATTACCTGGCGATATTGGAGATATTGTATATCTTGTGGGGACTCCTTATGAAAGAGCTTTGAAATTTACTATAACAAAAGGTATATTATCTCATCTTGATAGGGATATTTGGGATTGGGAAGATTTATTGCAAACTGATGCTGAAGGTGCACCGGGCAGCAGTGGTGGTCCATTATATGATTCTAAAGGTCAAATAATTGGTATTTGTGTCACTGGTTGTATTCCTGGTGGCGGTGTTACTTTATGTGAAAGCGGTAAAAGTATTTTAGAAGCATACGAGAGATGTATGGAGTCGAGAAATGCCCCTAACTGAAAAAGGCAAAAAGATAAAAGCTGCGATGAAGAAACAATATGGTGCCAAAAAAGGTGAACAAGTTTTTCACGCGAGTAAACAGGAAGGCACCATAACCGGGGTTGATATTAAAAGTTACACTAAGAGACATGGAAAGAAAAAGTAATGTGTAAATCTTGGAAACATTTCTGTTATCAGATTGATGGTAATCTGGGAATATGTTCATTGACTGGTGAGTGGTGCAAAAATAAATGTGGGTGGTTTCCGAGAAAGAAAGTATGGCGTAACTGTATATGGTACTTATGGATTTATCTATACGCAAAGAATATAATTAATTATGTTAAACGAAAAATCAGAACACGGTAAAAAAATAGCAGCCGGTAAACTACTCTCGAAATTTATCCGCGAGATTGCCAGTGAAATATGTGACGATCCTGAGATAAAGGCCAAGGGTGAAGATGCTGTGATGATAACCAAGGCCGAAAAAATTGCAAGATATATATTTAAGCTGGCTCTTGGTTATGAAGAGACTGTGGATGTTCTTGATAAAGGCGGGAAGAAAATTGGTATTAAACCAGTTATTCACAGACCAGATAAATGGGCTATCAATATAATCTGGGACAGATTAGAAGGTCGTGTTGGTGCTGCTGATCCTAAGAGTAGTGGTGACAAGGCTAAACTTTCTGATAGAGTATCTGAACAAGGGAAAAAACGCTTGAGCCAGATAGCAAAGAGTTCTTTGAAAAGTTAAGAATGATTGATATAGCAGAAAAGTTGAAGCCAGAACTCGCAACACCTTTTCCGAACATTCCTGAGACATGGAAATGTACCAGGACTGGATTGATTGTTCCAAAGCATGAGATAGAGAACATCGATTATCGAAGTCAAGTTCTGCGTGATGCTGAATATGATAAAGGTTTCCAAAATGATTTGATGGCCGCAAGTGCGGAATCTCTTTTGTTTTGGGTGAATACATTTATCTGGACATTTCACCAGTTTGATGTAGAAGGTGACACTGGTCAACGATATGAATCTGAATCAGTGCATTGCCCATTTATATCTTGGGAGATTCAGGATGTTTTATTTGAACGTTTACAATGGCATCTTAAAAATGCTAAAGACATCCTGATAAACAAATCTCGTGATATGGGTGCTTCGTGGATGTGTGCCATTTTTTTACATTGGCTGTGGTTGTTTAGATCTGGTAAACAACTTCTTGAGTTATCTCGTACAGAACCATATGTAGATCAAGCTGGAAACATGAAGGCGTTATTCCAGAAACATGATTATATAAATACGTGGTTACCAGAATGGATGAAACCACCGATGGTTGGCATTGGGCAAAAATATCGCACTAAGATGCACCTGATGAATATTCTGAATGGTTCTTGCATAGATGGTGAATCAACGACCGAACATGCAACATCTGGTGACAGACGTTTAGTTATTTTGTTAGATGAGTTTGCTAAAGTAAAACACGGCAGATTAATGCGTAGTGCAACAGGACCAGCAGGTTTAATGCGTATTGTGAACTCAACTGTAGCTGGTCCCGGAACAGAGTACAGCAAGTGGAAGAATGATGGAACAATCATAGTATTTCCGTTGATGTGGTGGGATCATCCAGATAAAGGCAAGGGTAGATATGTCACTCAAGATTCAGTGACAAATGCTTGGAAAATTAGATCTCCGTGGTATGATGCAGAATGTGAAGTTAAATCTCCGCGAGAAATAGCGAGAGAATATGATGCTCTTGATCTTGAAACTGGTTCAACGTTTTTTACTACCTCAAATATTGACAAACATATAGCAATATTTGGTAAGTCGCCCAAGACATGTTGGGATGTTGATCTGGCAAGGGGAGTGCCGAGTGATAGTATTCCGATGATTCTAAAGAAGAAGAATCTGAAAAAGATAACATATAAGAGGGTGATTAAAGGCAGACTTAAAGTTTGGACTAATCTTATAAATGGTAGACCAGATCAGAATCTTGATTATGTTATTGGATTCGACTTGTCGAAAGGACAAGGTGCTTCTAATTCAGTTGGATCTGTTAAGTGTCGGCAAACTGGTGAGAAGATTGCTGAGTGGGCTGATGCAAACACACCACCGTTTGAGATGGCACGTGTTGCTGTAGCTTTGGCTTTGTGGGTTGGTGGTCGAAAAAAACTTCCGTTTTTGAAATGGGAGATGAATGGTGATCCCGGTTATGATTTCGGCAAAAGAATTGTTAAAGAGTTTCATTATCCGTACTATTATCGTGATGTTAAAGTTGGTAATATTAGGGATAAGAAAACTAAGAAGTATGGTTGGCACAATAATAAAGATGCTAAAGGTGAGTTGCTTAACGCATATGACCGGGCGTTGGCTCATGGTGGTTATATCAATCATTCGATTAAAGCACTTGAGGAAGCTAAGACTTATATTTATAATGATGATGGGAGTATTGGTCCCGCGTGTTTGGTTGAAGAAAGTAGTGCGGCTAAGAAAACACACGGTGACAGGACGATGGCTGATGCTTTAACGATAGAGGATAAATATTATAAAATGAGAAATCGTGCGGGAGCATCAGAATCACGTAATGATATGCGAACAGCAGCAGGACGCAAGGAAGCGTTGAAAAGGAGACGTGTCAAGCCGAAGGGATGGAGAAGTTCGTTTGATTTTAGGAAGTAGAGATGCCTGAATATTTCACACCAAATAAATTTGCCCTTGCAGTTAAGCAGGGGTTTGAGAGAAATCGTAGACACAGGCGTGCCCGTGCGATGTTCATAAAGGAATATGTGGGAAAATACTATGCCAGCGAATACGGTCTAACTGGCGATGAACCTATCAACTTGATATTTAATACTATCAGAGCAACAGTCCCGAACCTCGTTATGAAATCTGGGGTGAATCTTGTATCAACCGAGATAGTTGAATATAGGCAATATGCTTATTTGCTCGGACTCGCACTTGACAAACTTGACAAAAATATAAAACTCAAGGATACATTGCGTGCCGCTATTGTTGATGCTTTCTTTATGATGGCCGTTGCAAAAACTGGTATAGCTGGTGGTGGCCAAATATTGAACTTCGGTGACATCTTTATCGATGAAGGACAGGTATATACTGATCTTGTTGATTTCGATGATTTCACTGCCGATCCATCTTGTAAAGATTATCGCAAAGCAGCTTTTATTGGTGATAGAAACAGAGTTCCGCGACAGATTTTATTGGATGACGATGAGTTTGACCATGATCTTGTAATGAAAATACCGAAATCATTTCACCCCGATGCCAGAAGTAAAGTTGAAGCACTTACCAGGCGAGGTGTAAGTGACAGCGAAATGTATGAACTTCAAGACTTCGTAGATGTTGTGGAAGTGTTTGTCCCCGGAGCTAACGCACTTATAACTATACCCGATCCAAAACAAATAATTCTTCCTGAATATCTTGCTGCACGTGACTATTATGGTCCGAAAGAAGGCCCATACAGTTTCCTTGCTTTCACACAGCCAGTACCAGGTAATCCGTTTCCTGTAGCACCGGTATCAGTTCACTTCGATCTGCACAGAATGGCCAACAAGATGATGGTCAAGCAAATGAATCAAGCTGATCGCGAGAAGAGCATTGGTATATATGATCCAGCAGGTGCAGATGAAGCTGAAGATATAAGAACTGAAGCAGATGGCGGTATGGTTGCAGGTAATCCTGATAGTGTTAAAGTGATTACTTTCGGCGGCAACAATGCCAAGAGTGAGCAGATGCTTCAACAGTGCCAGATCTGGCATAACTATATGTCAGGTAATCCAGATCAGATGTCTGGTTTAGTGTCCAATGCTGAATCAGCAACGCAAGCTAATATCCTGCAAGCTAATGCGACCATTACTATTGAAGATGCTCGCGGTATGATTTATGATTTTGCGGCTGATACTGCCGGAAAAAGGTTATGGTATCTACATACTGATCCGTTTATGGACATCATGCTTGCTCGAAGACGACCAGGTGGTGAATATGAGCAGTTGCGTTTGACTCCTGAGCAGAGAGATGGTGATTTTACTGACTATACATGTACTCTGAAAGCAAGATCGATGTCACGTCTTGATCCGGCTGTGAGAACTAAGCGGATTGTAGAATTTGCGACTAATCTTGTACCGAGTTTGATTAATTCTGCTATGGTAGCAATGCAGATGGGTATAGCATTTAATGTGCAGACGGCTATGACTGATCTTGCGGAAGAGATGGGTATTCTTGATGATGTTCAGGATTGGTTTGATGATCCTACATTCATGCAGCGTATTCAGTTGCAGATGGCGATGAATCCACAACCAGCAGGTAAGGCACAACCAGTACAGGGTGGAACACGTGGTATCCCGCAACAGACTAAAACACAATCTCCGTTTCAGGAGAGAAAACAAACAGAACAGATAGGTGCAAACGAAAGTCAAGGTGCCAGAACAAGTGAACCAGGAGTGTGACATGGCAAATGCGATAAAACCGGCGAAACCTAAACAGATTGGTGGATATGATCGATGGGATGTTGAGGAAGGTGTTAGAACAATGCGGCGTGCTGCTGAGATTGAAGCCGATCCTAAGTTCCTCAAAGTCGTGGTTAAAGAAATGAATAAAGAAGCAGATACGTTAGAAGATAAAGCTGATCTTCTTGTCAAGACTTCTGCTAAACTTAAAAAAGTATTTGGAAAGAAACAAAATGCCAAAAAAGAAAAATAGTTGGGTTTCCAGACTCAAAAAAGATATTCGATCTGCACTAAAGGGGGCAGGTCATAGTCCAGCAGGTAAGAGATATATTAAAAAACAAGAAGCAAAAGGTTTGAAACTCAAAAAAGGCAAAGTGGTTAAAACCATGGCCACAAAAGGTATTGAAACCAAATTACGTAAGGCTGGCTTAACTGAAAAAGAGATTGCTAAACTTCAAGGACGTTAATATGCCACTGTACTCATTTATTTGCCCAAAGTGTGAAAACAAAGAAGAGCGTGTGCGTGCAATGAAAAACGCTGATAAGAAATGTATGTGCACCGAATGCGGCACTGAAATGAATCGTGATTTCGCTGCTGATATACCTCATGCGGCTAATGATTACAAACGACCTATTCACTCTGATTCGCTGGCTATAAATCCGTGCCAAAGAGCCGAACACGAAAAACTTTTCCCGGACATTAAGTTAGATAAGCAATGTCGTCCGGTGTTTGATAATTTTAGTTCTCATCAGAAATATTTGAATAAATGTAATATTGTAAAGGAACGCAAGAAAGTTAAACCTAAAGGAGTTAGAATTGCTTAAAAGATGCACTAAATGCGGAGAGTGGAAATCTGCTACATCAAAATATTTTCCACCAGATAAAAGAAATAAAGATAAACTTAATTCTTGGTGTAGAAAATGTGTCGAGAAATATAAAAAGGGTTATCGAAAAACAAAAAAAGGTAAAGAAAGTAATAAACGTGCATTACAAAAGAATCGTTATGGAATTACTATTAAACAGCGAAAAGATTTATATGTGAAACAAAATGGATGTTGTGTTATTTGTAAAATAGCCGTTCCTTATGATGAAATAGTTACAGATCATAATCATAAGACTAATAAAATAAGAGGTTTGTTATGTAGAAGTTGTAATAGTGGTATAGGAATGTTACAAGATAATATCGAAATAGTATATAACGCGTTTTGTTACCTTAAAAAATAACTTACCCTTTTCTATGTTGCCTTGTAATGTCACGGTTAACATAGAAAAGCAACTTATTTAGAAAGGATAGTAATATGAAAAAGTTTATGGAAAACACAGAACAAGCCACGGAAACTGAAGGTGATCACACAGAGAGTTTGAAAACATTAGACGAACAAGCAATCGAGAAACCTGAACTTGTTAGTGAAGTACAGGATAGGTTATCACGATTGCAAGATCTCAATGATCTTACAAAAGACGACAGTTTTAACAGACTCCCGAAAGAAAAAACGGCAGTTCCAGAAGAGGAACCAGATGATTCTACCCCTGAATCAAAGGATGATAGTGAGTCAAAAGGAGATGACCAGGCAGAATCCGAAGAGAAACCAGATGGTACTACCCCGGAAGTGGATAAAGAGGATGGTGAAGTTGAGATCCCGGATGCGTATATTCGGGCTGCTATTCATCAAGGATGGGATCAGGAAGTCGTTGATGATTTGGTTAAAACTAATCCTGAGTTAGCTAAAAAAGCATTTCAAAATTGTTACAACAGTGTTAATCAGGCTTCGAGAGAGTGGTCAGAATTAGGCCGTGCGAAGATTGAGGCAGAACGTGCAAAGACTACACAGACTGCGACTGAAGCAGTTGCACAAGAAGATCCTGTTACGGTGGCGTTGATTGCGAAACTGCGTAAAGAGTATGCTGATGATCCATTGATTGAAACTGTGATCAAAGGATTAGAAAGCAAACCTAAACCTGTTCAGCCACAAGCACAGCAGAATTATGAAACTGCTACAGCACGAGCTAATGCAGCAGCTAATGTTGCTGTTGATCAGAGAGTTAATGCTTTCTTTAGTGCCGATGATATGAAACTTTATAATAAGTTTTATGGCAAACTTGAACTTGGTCAGATTCCAGAGGATCTTACCAATGGCCAACAGTATAACAGATTGGCTGTTCTTCAAGAAGCTGAGTTCATAATGGCCGGGCACGCTTTGAGAAATCAGAAGATTGAGGTAGAACAAGCTCTTGAGAAAGCTCATCTCATTGTTACTGAGCCTATCAGAACTCAAGTTGTGCGTGATAGTTTGAAGGCGACCGCCACGAAACGCAAGAAAAGCATGACACTTAGGCCGTCTGATAGTAAACGCACCAATGATAGTTTGAACACTGAATCATCTAAACCAAGAAACAAAAGAGAATTGGAACAATCT